CACAAAAGGACATTGCCTTATGGCGACGATATCAAATAAACAAAAACTTGAAGCTCTACGCGAGTTAAATAAGCGAAAGAAGTTAGCTGAATATAAAGATAACTTTGAGTTATTCGCAAGAGAACAAATTAAGATTCTACCTAAAGACAGTTCTCAAGGGTTTCAACCTTTTGAGTTTAATGAGGCTCAGAGAATTGTTAATAGTAAGATTGAAGAACAATTAAAGGATACTGGTAGGGTAAGAGCTATTATTCTTAAAGCTCGACAGATGGGTCTAAGCACCTTTACTACTGCCCGAGTATTCTGGAAGAGTTATTTTAATCCATACAACAAGTCAGTTGTTATGGCTCATGATACTGCTACGTCAGATGCTCTCTTTGCCATGAGTAGAAATACTATTGCAAATATGCCTGAAGACTTCAGACCTAAGTTTAAGAAGTCTAACGCCAAAGAGATTATGTTTGAGCATAATGACTCAGGGTATAGACTGTATACTGCTGGTTCCCCAGATGCTGGACGAGGAACAACACCAACCATTGCTCACTTGTCTGAGGTTGCCTTCTGGACTCATGATGCTAGGATCCTTGCTGGTTTATTCCAGGGTATCTCTCAGGCTAAAGGTACTGAGGTTATTCTTGAGAGTACAGCTAATGGTGTAGGTAATGAGTTTCACAGACTATGGACTGGTGCTGTGAATGGAGAGAATGAGTATGTACCTATCTTTGTACCTTGGTTCTTGATGCCAGAGTACAGGAGAGAAGCTCCAGAGAATTTTGAAAGAACAGAAGAAGAAGAGATATTAGTTACTAGGTTTAACCTAGACAATGATCAGCTGTATTGGAGAAGACTGAAGATTGCTGAGGGTGGCTCAGATAAGTTCCGTCAAGAGTACCCCTCAACCCCAGAGGAAGCTTTCGTTGTCTCAGGCTCTAACGTATTTAATATTGAGAAGTTATCTGAGTTAGTCCCTCAACCTATCTTAAAACAGATGGAGTTTAGCTTTGACTCTCAGATGATGGAGGATGCACCAAGAGGTTCTATTGAGATCTATAAGTATCCTACTTTTGAAGACTCCTTTGCTATTGGTGCTGATGTATCACTAGGGGTTGGTAAAGACTATTCCACAGCTATTGTGATGAATAGAGATAGAGAAGTATGTGCTGTATACAGAAACAATACTATTGATCCTTCTAAGTTTGGTGATATCTTGTTCTACCTTGGTAGATACTACAATAACGCACTACTAGCTGTAGAGAGTAACTCTATGGGTATTGCTACTCTAAATAGACTTACCCAGATGCAGTACGTTAATATGTACTATCAGACTAAGATGGCTAACGTATCTAAGGAAGAAGGTAACCGTATTGGATGGAGAACTACCTCGGCATCTAAGCCAGCTATTATTGGATTCCTAAAGAGTGCAGTAGAGAACGAAGAAGTATGGATTCCTTCAAGGACTATTATCGGTGAGCTGATGAATTATGTAGCTGATGATAGTGGTAAGACTAACGCTATTGTTGGTCATAACGATGATACAGTAATTGCCCTAGCTATTGTTCTTGAAGTTATCAGAACTCACGGTGACAAACTAACAACTAATAATGTTCCCTTCACACAACGTATGGGATCATTCCAACAACAGGACTCGACATGGCTGTAATGAATACACCGTTAAGTGGTAAAGAGAAGGAAGCTTTTAAGAAGCTACTTAAGCCACAACAACCCGGTAAGCTTCTTGACTCAAAAGAAAAGTTAAGCAAGAATACCGACAGAACACTACCCATTAGAGGGCAGTAAATTATGTTTTACGTATATGTACACTTTACAAAAGACGAGCTTAAGCCGTTTTATATTGGAAAAGGAAAAGGTAAACGCAAAGATGATATTCGTAATAGAAATAGATATTGGAATCATGTAGTAAATAAACATGGATTTGTATCTGATATTCTAAAAGAATTTACTGAAGAGCAAGAAGCCTTAGAATACGAAAAAGAAATGATAAGATTCTTCAAAGAAGAAGGATTTAATTTAGCTAACCTCTCTACTGGAGGGGATGGCGGTGGAACAGGTGTTAAAAGAACACCTGTTGAAAAGGAAAATTTAAGTAATCTTTATAGAGGTAAAAGATTTGGGCTTGATGAAGCTCAAATAATTATTGCTACAAATAAGATTACGGGGCAAGAAACATTTATGCAGGGTAATATGGATATAAAACAAAATGGTTTTAATCCTAGCCACGTATCTAAATGTATTCGAGGGATTAGGCAATCCCATAAAGGATTTACATTTAGGTGTGCATAGATACCCTCAATCCCTTTGTGTCCGCCTGGGGCGACCAGCGGGTGGGATGTCTGGAAGATTTATATAGGTCATTGTTGACCGTGATTGATTGATTGAACCAAGAAAGGTTAACAATGGCAGATAATATTTCAAGCGTAGTACGCTTTTCACAGGGATACAAAGAGAAAGTTACAGACGAAGAATTAGTTAGTATGATCGAGACAGGGGTAATGAACTCTGTTGGTGACTTCCTAAATAGTTCTGATATGGCAAGGGAAAGACAGAAGGCCACATTCGAGTATGGAATGATGCCTGACTTTCACCTCAAGCCACAAGGTGTTTCACAGATTGTTTCTTCAGATACTGTAGAAGCTGTTGAGGGTTACTCAGCTATTATCTCTGAACTACTATTTAACAACAATAAGATTGCTCGTTTTACCCCATATAGTAATTCACCTAAGGCTTTTCATGAGGCAAAGGTAGCTTCTGACCTAGTAAACTATGAAATTTTCAAGAAAAATGCTGGTTGGGAAATCCTAAATACATGGGTAAAAGCAGCACTATTATGGAAAAATTCCATTGTAAGATGGGAGTTTATTGAGGATTTTGAGTATTCTTTTGAAGAATATGAGAGTATCTCTCAAGAAAACCTAGATACCCTTCTTGCTGATGATGATGTAGAAGTTGTTGGTCAACTAGAGTATGAACAAGAACTAACTACAGATGAAGACGGTAATGCTGTATACGCTATGGTATACAAGAATGTACGTCTAAAAAGAAAACATAATAAGACCAGAGTTGAACTAAGAAATATTCACCCTGAGTCTTTCCGTATCACAAGAGATGCACACAACTTTGAAGATGCTTCTTTTGTTGGTATTCAAATTGATATGACTCGATCAGAGATCAGAAAGTATTTCCCCCAAATTGCAGAGAACATTGATTGGGACGCCATTGGAGACGGTAGCTACGATTGGGCTACCAAGTACACCGAAGAGCAAGCAGCTCGAAAGCGTCTAGTTGGTGAAGAGTACTGGCTAGGTGGGAATTCCCGTGAACTCTATCCTGTTGAAGCTAACCGACAGGTTACTGTTGTTGAGTGTTGGCTACACGTTGACCGTGATGGTGACGGTATTGCTGAACTAAAACACTTTATTATTGCTGGTACTACAATTCTTCTTGAAGAAGATTGTGATATGATTCCCCTAGCAGCTTTATGCCCATTCGAAGTACCACATGAGTTCTTTGGGTTGTCTGTTGCTGATATGATCAGACCATCTACAATGGCTTCCACAGCTATTCTACGTGGTTTCGTTGAGAACGTATATCTAACCAATTACTCTCCTAAGCTTGCTGATCCTAACGTAGTTGACTTCAGTGCTCTACAGAACATGAAGCCTAAGCAGATTATTGCTACTAACGGTAATCCTCAGACTGCTGTTTCAGCTATGACTCCTGACACTATTAGTACTGGTACTGTACCACTACTAGAGATGTTACAGCTACATAAAGAACAAGCTACAGGTCTATCTAAAGCTGCTCAAGGTCTAAACGATACACTATACGTATCTGGTAACTCCGAAGAGAAGATGCAGAGAGCTATGACTGCTGCTCAAATCCGTATTCAATATATGGCTCGCAGATTCGTAGAGACTGGTATTAAGCGTATGGTTGAGGGTGTATACAAGACTATGCGCACTAAGATGCGTGGTCAGACTGTAGGCTACTTTGATCAGAACCAAGTATATGCTTCTGTTGACCCAGGTTCACTACCATCTAATATGCTCATTCAGATTGATGCTGACGTAGGTGAAAACGGTAACAACAACGTTGTCAAGAAGATGACTATGGTTGGTCAGCAACTACTACCTGCACTACAACAAGCTGGTGCTGGTGGTGCTGTTAATCCTGCCGCAGCTGTACGTATTGCAGCTAAGACTCTTGAGGCTATGGATCTTGATCCACTTGAATTCCTTGAGGACTATACCTCAGATGATTTCATCAAGAAAGCTGAGCAGTCTAAAGCAAATGAAATGCAGGCAGCTGAGAAAGCTAAACAGCTTGAAGAGCAGATTAAGCAGCTTAATATGGCTCAACAACAGGCTACTATTGATCTGACTAACATTCAGTCTAAGAATGCTATGCAAGATAACGTCAAACAACTTATGGTTGCGCTTGATAAATCCCATCAAGAGTGGGCTAAGCTATATATTCAAGCAGCTAAAGAGGGTGTTGAATTACCACCTCAGCCTAAGATTGATGATTTATTAGCAGTAGCTTCTAAGGCTATTAAGTCTGATTTAATTGGTGATGCTAGCAGACCACAGGGCGGTGTTGAGAAACCCCAACCAGAAGGTCCAGCAGCAATGATGCCTGAACAAATGATGTAAATAGATTGTCAGTGGGTGTCCCGCTCCTAACTTGCTTAGTGATGGCCCCACATGCTATATAATAAGGCGAAAGAGGTAGCTCCTTTGTTGTGCCCTAACACAACTAGCCTTTTCTTTTAGGGAAGAAATGAGTAACAAAGAATATGAAAAGAAGCGCCGAGAGAAAAGGCGTAATAATATAGAGTACAAAGAGCAGCTAGCAATTTCTTTTATTGCTAGAACTTATAATATTGATAAAATAGTCGCCAAAGAATTGTATATTAAATCCATGCAAATATGCGAATTATGCGGTATTGAATGGAATCCTGATATTCATACAAAAAGGTTTTGTGTAGATCACTGCCATACTACTGGAAAAGTAAGAGGCATACTCTGCGCTAGATGCAATATCGAATTAGGTTTTTATGAAAATAGTAACCATAAATTTGATTTATTTTCAAAATACTTAGATACTAAATAATGGACAAATATAGACAAGGCCTTGAAAAAAGGCTTAAACCTAAGATGAATCACGATACAATGGAATATAAAGTAGAACCATTCCGTGATGCCCAAGTTGCCCTCGGTCAAGCTCAGTTTGTACAGCGTGAACGAGAACAATTCTTTAATGAAGCTTACAGTGAGATCTTAGCTGATCTTTTTGTTGCTTGGCTAAAGACAGAGCCACACTGCAGCAAAGAGCGTGAGTATCTATACTCAACAGCTATGGCTCTTGGTTCAGTAAAAGAGAAGTTAGTAGGTATTGAAACCTACGGTAACAACGTTAAGTACATTCAACAAATTCAAAAAGGATCCTCAGCAGAGAGCGAGGAAGATGGAATTAATGAGTAAGTATCAACAAGCAAAAGACGTCCTTGAAAAAGGTCGTGAAGAAATCCTGCGTGAACTAGCCCTATGTGGGCAGAATGGTGGCACAGGTCGTTCACAAAGCTACGCACCTATCTTAGTTAATCTTCATAATGCTATTAAAGTAATTGAAGAGCTACAAGGTGTAGAACAAGTAGTTGAAGCAAAGAAATCAGACTTTGCTGAACGTATGAAAGCAGCTAAAGAAGCAAAAGCTGCTAACAAGTAATTGGACATAAAGGCACAAGAATACGGCGAATAGGGTAGCTCCCTTGCTTATGCTTTCCCATAAGCTAGCCACCAACAGGAAAGTGTTACATGAAAGATAAAGAAACAGAAAGACAACGACATAGGGATAAATACGCTAAAAATAGAGATAATCATCTTGCTCAAAAGAAAGAATACGAAAAGACGTATTCCGAGCGTAGGGCTATATTAACTATTATGCGTAAGTATAATCTAACAGAAACTACCGCTAAACAATTTTATTTAGATTCTATGGGTAGTTGCAACTGTTGTGGTGAGCATTGGAATCCACTACTGCACAGTAGAAGATTTAGTATTGATCATGACCATGATACTGGTAAAGTACGTGGTATTCTTTGTCAAAACTGTAATTCATCTTTAGGTTTGTTAGGCGAATCTATAGATAAAATGAATAAATTAATTGCGTATACGAAGAACGTATGCAATAAATAAGGATACAAAATTATATGTATAAAACTATTGACCATCTCTCTACCAATACCCCTGCATCTGAAATCAGTAGCAAGGACTTTGATGACGGACTAAATAGTGCAGACTTGGAAGCAAAAAGTCTTGATGACATTCTTCGGAATTCCCCTGCTGCGGAATTACTAGGTTTAAAAGACCAAGAGGAATCTCTACCAGAAGAAGACGATAACGACCCAAGTCCAGAAGAATCAGAGGAAGAACAAGAAGCCCAAGAGAACTCTGAGGAATCTGAAGATGACCTAGATGAAGAGGAAGAGTCACTTGACTCTGAAGAAGATGAAGAAGCTGAGGATGATAAGTCTACCCAAGATGCTGAACTACCTTCTGAAGAAGATATTGACTGGGAGTACAAGGTACCCGTCACTGTTGACGGTAAGACTGAGTACGTAACCCTAGAAGAAATCCGTAAGGGTTATTCGACTGACAAACATCTATCTCAAAAGGGGCGTGAACTCGGTGAACTGAAGAAACAAATTGAAACCGAAAGAACCGAAAAGTTACAAGAGCTAGTTACTCTTGGACAAGTAGTCCATGAAGAACTAACTGCTGTAGAATCTAAACTAGCCGTTGAATACAACTCTTTGACTGCGCAGATCGATAAGGCCAAGGACGAAGGTGATACCTATACCGTTCGTGAACTTAAAGAGAAAAGAGAAGAAATTCAAGAAAAATACTGGAATGCACGTACTAAACGTGAGGAAAGTACTAAGGCTGTAGTAGAGAAATTACAAGCACAACAAGCAGAACAGCAACAAAAGATGCGGGAAGAGTTTGATTCTAAAATCAAAGACATCATCCCTGACTTCAATGAAAAAGTTGCTAAGAGTATTCGCGAGTTTGCACTCAAGGAAGGTGTTCCTGAGGCGTTGCTTGAAATGATCTATGCTCCCGAAGCCGTTAAGTTTATTAACGATTATCGTAAACTTAAAACTGCTAAGGAAAAAGGCGAAGTGAAACGTAAAGCTGTACCATCTGTAAAATCTGTACCCTCAAAGAAGGGAACTCCAGTAGCACAGAAACAAAAAGCTGTTGAACAAGACACTCGCAAACGTGTTCTATCTGGTGAGGGTTCTACCCAAGACCAACTCGATTTCTTAAAACGTATTTCTTCAGTCAGCAAAAAACTTTAAATAAGACTTCTATAAAAGGAAAATAAAATGACTGCACGTACATTCGCAACTGGCGGCCCTAAGGCTGCTGCTCGTAGCGCTTCCGCTACCGGTAACTCCGTTAACGCTTCTGAAAAGGAAGACCTAGCAAACTTTATCTCTATGATTTCTAGAGATGAGACTCCTTTCCTAAGCTCCATTGGTAAGACCAAAGCTACTGCCGTATTCCACGAGTGGCAAACTGACGAACTAGCTGCTCCCGCTTCTGGCGCTGTAGCTGAAGGCGTATCCTACGCTACCCAAGCCGCTGCTCAAGGCGCTGAACCCCTACGTACCCGTCTAGGTAACTACACCCAGATCAACAGCAAGACCGTAACCGTAACTGGTACCAAGCGTGCTGTAGACCAAGCTGGTGTTGCTGACGAATACGCTTACCAGCTCAAGAAGCGTGGTACTGAAATGCGCCGTGACGTTGAATTCGACATGGTAAACAGCTGGCACTCCAGCAATGGTTCTGGCACCCGTACTTTCGGTGGCTACCAAGCTTGGGTTAACTACGGCACTGCTGCTGGTGGTACCGCTCTAAACGTACTAGCTACTCCTTCTGAGTACACTGCTCCTACCAACGCTGGTGGTGGTATTGCCGGTACTTTCACTACCGTTACTTCTGCTGACAAGGCTTCCCTACAGCTATCACACGTTGATACCGTAATGCAAGCTATCTACGAAAACGGTGGTAAGGCTACCAAGCTAATGCTATCTCCTGCTAACCGCCGTGTATTCAGCGCTAAGGCTCAATCCGCTGGTTCTAGCACCTCTAACGCTGGTGACGGTAACGTTCGCCGCAATATCGATGCAGACGGTAAACTACGTCAATCCGTAGAAATCTACATGTCTGACTTCGGTGACATCATGGTTGTTCCTAACTACGTTATGGGCATCAGCAATACTGGCGTATCCGGTCTAGACGACACCGCCAACTTCTCCGCTTTCGTATACGATCCTCAGTGGTTCGCTTACGCTAGCCTACGTCCTACTCAAGAAGTAGACCTCGGTCAACTAGGTGATTCTATCATCGGTCAGATCGTTGAAGAAGGTACCCTAGAGTGCCGTAACCCCAAAGGTTGTGGTCTAATCTTCGGTCTCTCTGGCGCTTAATTAATCGTCTATAAAAGGGATGGGATAATATCCTGTCCCTTTTTATTTGAAAGGTAAATATGCAAAGTTTAAAAATTACTAATACATCAGGCGTATCTACTATTGTGCCACTAGACAACGTTCTTTCTGTAACTGTTTCTGCTGCTAATCTAATTACTAGTGTTAGCTATGTTAATACTTTAGGCGCTGCTACCACTGTATCTGTAGCTGCTTATGACGGTACTAACGATAAGTATGAGTATGGTCACCTAACTGAAGGTTATATTTTCTGCGCACACGTAGCTAACTACGTAACCCGATAATATCTAAAGGACACAAATGGGATTCCGATCACAATCAGATAATGCTAATAGTTTCTTTGTTAAAACAGATGACAATAACTATCAGCTAGAACAAGACATTCAAGCATATAAAGACTATGCTGCACTACAGCGACAACAGGACAGCCTATCTCATAATGGCAGACAATACAGATCTTTTGCTATTATCCCGGATATTGTTGCTATTGATATTTTAAATAAGTATGGTATGGATGTACACTCATCAGACTTCATGAGTGATCCTGCTCAACTACGAAAATTAAAACAAATTATTGATTCAGATTATCCGTTACTAAAAACTAGTAACATCAGAGCCTTATAAGGAGAATAATATATGGCAACACCTTTGTATGACGCTCTCGTAGCGAAAGTAAGAGACTGGAGTAATAAGCCCGAAGTAAATACTATCCCGACTAGCGTCATTCAGGATTGCCTAAAGTATTCTGCTGATGAGTGCTATAGACTTCTAAGAATCCCTCCACTAGAAGAAACAACTATTTATACTGTAGGTTCCACAGATAATATTGGTGTACAGAATGATACACTAAGCTATACTTCTTTTGCTATTCCTGAAGATTTAACCCAGTTTATCTACCTAAGAACACTGGCGTCCACGACCAACGAGTCCACTGTGTTTGATGAAATCACAGATAAAAGAACATTCTTCAATCAGTATGCCGAAACATATAGTGCTAACTACTGGATGTGGCAAGATGGTAAACTATTTATCAAACCACAGTTACCTGTAGGTACACAAATTGAAATTCACTACTACAAAAGACTTCCAGCATTAAACGCTCTATACAGTGTAGTGCCAATTAACTATATTATTGGTTTATCAGATGCTGAACAACCATATTTAACATTAGTAGTATCAGGTGGAACTAACCTTTACTTTAGTACAGCTAACTCTGTTACAAGATGCTTCAGTACATACGCAGAAGCTGCTGCCTACAACGCTACAGTAACAACTAAAATGTATGAAGGTAATGAGGTATCTAATTGGTTAAGGGATCAAAATGAGAGGCTACTAATTTGGGGTGGTCTATATAATTTAGGTGCATACCTAATTGACGATGTAATGGAAAAGAGATATCAGGTTAAATTCCTTGATAATATCGAATCTCTAAACAAAGAAGAAAAATGGAGACGTAGCTTAGGTGGTAACGTACAAATTAACGTTAACACTGGTGGCTTAATCTAAGGAGTTATTATGGGATATGAACAACAACCGGGTACCACTGGTAATATTTCTGCTGGTGGTCAGTATGATAACTTAGACTCAGTTGATTCCTTAAGTTATAGTAACTTAGCGGCTGAACATGCTGGTGAGGCTTCTCAGAGCGCTACAGCTGCTGCATCTTCAGCAACTGCCGCCGCATCTAGCGCGGCTTCTGCTGCTACCTCTGCTACATCCGCTGCAAACTCTGCAGCTAGTGTATCTGCTGACGTAGCTACTGCCACTCAAAAAGCTTTAGAAGCAAGTGAGTCTGCTGCTGACGCATTAGCTAGTGAAACTGCTGCTGCAAACTCTGCTACTGCTGCTTTAACCTCAGAAACTAATGCTGATACCTCTGAAGCTAACGCTCTTTCATCTGCCAATAGTGCATCTGCTTCAGCAACTACCGCAACTACTAAAGCTTCTGAGGCTGCTTCTTCATCTACCGCTGCAGCAGCATCAGCTACAAGTGCAAGTAACAGCGCATCTAGTGCCACATCAAGTGCAACAACAGCGACTACTCAAGCAACTATCGCAACTACAAAAGCAGCTGAAGCAGCAACATCCGCTAGTGACGCTGCAGCATCTACTTCTGATGCACAAGGTTATAGAGACGAAGCTGCAACGTCTGCTACTGCTGCATCTAATAGCGCAGTAGCTTCTGCTAATAGCGCCTCATCTGCGGCTACTCAAGCTGCTGCTGCTAATACCTCTGCAACATCTGCTGCTGCAAGTGCAGCTACTGCTGTTACAAAAGCAAACGAAGCTTCTACATCAGCCGCGTCTGCATCAACAAGTGCATCCACAGCCACCACAAAGGCGTCTGAGGCATCCGCATCAGCAAGTAATGCAGCAACCTCTGCAAGTGCAGCTGCTACTTCAGAAACCAATGCAGCTACTTCAGAAGCTAATGCTGCTGCCTCCGAATTAAACTCTGCTACGAGTGCTTCATCCGCTTTAACCAGCGCATCTACTGCGACTACTCAAGCATCCTCTGCAGCAACATCTGCTGGTCAAGCTTCTATCTCAGCCAGTGATGCTAGTGTAAGCGCCACCTCAGCACTTAACTCGGCAACCTCTGCTACTACATCTGCAAGTTCTGCAAGTTCAAGTGCTTCAGCTGCTGCTACTTCGGCCACTGCTGCTGCAAATAGTGCTGCAGAAGCGGCTACTATTATGCAAACAGCTGTTCAAACACTAACATCTAATGATGGTAGCGTTGCTATTACTGCCGATGGTAGCTCAAGAGATTTATCAGTACTGAGTACGCTTATAGTAAATACTATTGTAAGAAACCAAACAGGTGCTACTCTTACTAAAGGCACTGTAGTTTATCTATCAGGTGCTGGTGGTAATAAACCTTTAGTACAAAAAGCGCAGGCTAATGCTGAGTCAACTTCCTCAGGTACTTATGCTATCCTATCTCAGGATATCGCTACTAACAATAACGGTAAGGCCACCTTAGTAGGTGAATTATCTGGATTAGATACTAGTGCTTTTACTGAGGGAACACCTTTATGGTTATCACCTACTGTAGCTGGTGGCTATACAACTACTAAACCTGTAGCACCTAACCACATGGTTTATGTGGGTACTGTATCTAGATCACATTCTAGTCAAGGCTCTATTGAAGTAAAGATTCAAAACGGATATGAACTTGAAGAACTACATAACGTACTAATTACTGCTGTAGCTAATAATGATATGCTCATTTATGATAGCGCAGTAGGCGTTTGGAAAAATATACCTAAACAGACATTACTTACTAACACAACACTGTACGGTCAAACCGTAACCGATGATGGTTTAGAAGTAAAAGGTAATGCTGTCGTAAGAGGTAATTTAACTGTAGAGGGTACAACCGTAACTGTTAATACCGAAAACCTTGCTGTTGAAGATAATATGATTTATCTAAACGAAGGTAGTCAAGTTGCTAACCCTGATATTGGTATTACTGGTAACTATAATGACGGTACTTATCGTCATGCAGGTATTTTTAGGGATGCTACAGATGGTAAATGGAAAATATTTAAGAATTATCTACCTGAACCAGGTGTATATATTGACACCTCTGATCCATCTTTTGCCCTAGCTGATTTTCAAGCTGAAACTTTTTATGGTACTCTAGTAGGTAATGCATCTTCAGCTACGACTGCTGCAAGTGCTGATACCTCAACTAAGCTAACTAATGCAAGAACTATTTCTGCAAGTGGCGATATTGGTTACACTACAGTCCCTTTTGATGGTACAGCTAATGTTACCGGTGAAGCAACACTTACTTCTAATGCTATTAGTAGTAAAACATCTATTACCTCAGTAGATGGTTTAAATGATTATATCTTAGTATTAGACGCTACGGATAATACTTTAAAGAAAGCTACTGTATCAAACGCAGCTTTAGTAGGCCCAACAGGACCAACTGGCCTACAAGGTGCTGATGGCGCTACTGGACCAATAGGCCCTACAGGGCCAACTGGACCTGCTGGTGCTAATGGTAGCCCTGGTCCAACTGGTCCGACAGGAGCTACCGGAGCTACAGGTTCTGCCGCAACCGTTACTGTAGGTACTACAACTACCGGCGCTGCTGGTACTAGTGCATCTGTAAGTAACTCAGGCACATCTTCTGCCGCTGTATTTAATTTTACAATCCCTAAAGGTGATACGGGAGCTGCAGGCCCAACTGGAGCTACTGGCCCAACTGGTCCTCAAGGTATTCAAGGTGCTACTGGTCCGACAGGAGCTACTGGCCCACAAGGTGTTGCTGGACCGACTGGTCCAACAGGGCCAACAGGGAGTCCTGGACCTACTGGGCCTACTGGGCCTACTGGACCTACTGGACCAACAGCGAGTATTAATTACAACAACGATTCCAACAGCACATATCAAATGCTGTGGGGGTCTGGTCCAACTGGTGTGTACGGTACTGGCGGCATCTACTGTAACCCTTACACGGATTACTTGTACTCAGGGTCGTTCTATTGCGGAAATTGGTTCCGTAGCAGTGGAAACACAGGTTGGTTCAACGAATCCTATAACGGCGGTGTCTATATGATCGACACCACGTGGGTTCGTACGTACAACAGCAGGTCCATCTACACAGACGGTCAAATCGCTGCGGCAGGTAACGTAACAGCCTACTACTCAGACATGCGTCTAAAGACAAAAGTTGGAGATATTGTAGGTGCATTAGATAAAGTTAAGCAGTTAACCGGATTCTACTATGTAAACAATGATCTAGCTAAGTCTGTTGGTTATACTACCGACAAAGTACAGTTAGCATTGTCTGCTCAGGATGTTCAAGCAATTGCTCCTGAAGTAGTTTCATTAGCTCCGTTCGACATGCATACAGATGAGTTCACAGGCGAGATTACGTCAAAGTCCGGTGAAAATTACTTGACTGTAGATTATGCAAGATTAGTTCCTATTCTTGTAGAAGCAATTAAAGAGCTAGAGGCTCGTGTAAAAGATTTAGAAAGTAAATAAATGCGACAAGAATGGCAACTATGGACAAGTGCCTTAACTAAGGAACAGTGTGAGTCTATTAAAAAGGCTTGTGAAACTTTTCCTGCTAAAGATGGTGGAATCTTTGCTAGTAATTCAGCAGACTCCACTATCCGAAGGTCTAAAATAAGGTGGGTATATGATCAATCAATTAGAGATATGCTTTTAAATTATGCTAAAGAAGCTAATCGTAACGCATTCTCTATTGATATCGATCAACCATTTGAAATACAATACACTGAATATCACTCAGAACAAAACGGTTTCTATGATTGGCATCACGATATTGATTGGTCTAATGACCGACCGTACGATCGTAAGCTAACTGTAGTGATTCAGCTAGATGATCCTTCAGAATATGAAGGTGGTGAATTTAATTTTAAAACTGTATCTAACCCTGATTTTAAACCACAAGGTTCTGTTCTAGTTTTCCCGTCATATCTCGAACATATGGTTACCCCTGTTACCTCAGGTACAAGACATTCTCTTGTTACCTGGGTTGAAGGGCCACGCTGGAAATAAGGAATAAAATGTCAACTACATTACAACAAACTACCGAAACGGGGGCATCTATGGCAACAAAAGCTGCAGCACCCGTAACCGTTTCTCTAGCCACAGTAGCTGGCTATCAAGTAGCAGATATTCTTTTATGGGCTACTTTAATTTATACAGTATTAATGATTGGTCATAAGATTTTTTCTATCTATAAAGATATTAGAAATAAATAAATAGTGTAAGGAGGTATCTATGACAGAACGTATGCGTAGTGTCTCCTTATCCCTTACTGCTTCTGCTCTAATTAGCATAGCTATACATGAAGGCTTCAGAGAAGAGGCTTATACTCCCGTCAAAGGTGATGTAGCTACTATTGGGTTTGGTACAACCGATAATGTAAAACTTGGTGATAAAATTACCGTAGAAAGAGCTTTAGTTAGGTTACTAAACGACACTAATAAGTTTGAGCAAGCAGTTAAAAAATGTGCTGATGTACCTATGTATAGCTACGAGTACAGTGCTTATGTATCATTAACATACAATATTGGAGAAAATGCTTTCTGTAAATCTACCTTAGTTAAAAAGCTAAAGCAGTATGATTATGAGGGCGCATGCAAAGAAATTTTAAAATGGGATAAGTTTAAAGGTAATTCACTACCTGGGCTAACTAAGCGTCGCCAAGAAGAATACAAGATGTGTATTAACAACGGAACGGGGCACCCTAATGATTAAATCTATTTTACAAGTATTATTCGCTTTATTTGTTGGTTATGTATCCTACGATTACGGTTACAAAACTACTTATAACAAACAAGCAAATACCTATATTAATCAATTAAAAGATCAAGAAATTAAATACCAAGATCTGCAAAAGAAATTTGTATTAACTCAACTGGACAAAGAAAATGAAATTAAAGCTATTAATTCTAAGCATAACGCTATTGTTAGTGGCTTGCGGAACCGTCCCGAAAGAACTATCATCAAAGAAATTAATAGTTGTTCCGCTATCTGCGCAGGAGCAGGAAGCACTGGAGAACAATTATTTAGAGAAGATGCAGAATTTCTTATCCGGGAAGCTCAACTAGCTGAAATATTAAAAGCATCGCTTACTTCTTGTAGGCGGTACCTATTAGAGATTACTAATTAAAGGACTAACGTTGAAACGCAGTACAAGACAACGTAATGAAAAGTTTATTCGTGAGGAAAAGTCTTTTCATATCAATCCAAAAACACATAATCAACAACTACTACTCGAAGCGATAGATGAATTCCCTATTACCGTCACTCTAGGCGCTGCTGGTGTCGGTAAAACCTTTTGTGCTGCTTCTAAAGTAGCTCAACTATACATGACAGGTAAATATGATTCTATTATCCTTACTCGTAGTAATGTACCTACTGGCAGATCTCTGGGGTTTTTCCCTGGCGACATCAAAGAAAAGTTAACTCCTTGGTTAATGCCTATGATCTCTGTGTTAGAGAAACAATTAGGTAAGACTAAGTATGATTATATTCTAGACAAAAACATTCTACAATTACAACCCCTAGAAACAATTCGTGGTAGATCATTTGAGAACTCTTTAGTACTCGTAGATGAATGCCAAAACTTAACTATTGAAGAACTTAAGGCTATTACTACCCGACTAGGTGAGAATTCCAAAATGATTCTTATGGGTGATAGCTCTCAATCAGACATTAATTCAGGTAAAGACATTCTCAGGTTTGTTAAGCTTTGTTTAAAGCATAATATTGAAATTCCTATTGTAGAGTTTACTGTGGACGATATTGTAAGATCTGATATTGTTGGACAATTAGTTAAGGCGTTTATTAAAGAAAAATTATAAGGACTTAATATGCCACAAATTAACAACTTAGGTAGTGGTGGGCTGAACTTTGATACCCCAAATATGTTACTACCACCAAATACATTTTCTGAAGGTATTAATATTCGATTCAGAAACAACGCTGTAGAAACAATTACTGGTGAAGTGTTCGGTGCTACTCTACCTATTGCTGCTAATTTTGGTATTCATTGGAGACGACCAGACCAAGGTTATAATGTATTCGCTAGAGACGGATACTTTGTAAGAGTAGATGCTGCTGGTAATACCGGCTCAATGCTTAGTTCAACAGACACTAAATACAGCAATAGTGATTGGCAGGCTACACCATTTAATGGTGGTTATGCTATTGTATTTAATAATGGTAAATCAACACCATTATACTGTCTATATGGTGATAACGTAGCTCAAAACACATTACAACCATTACCTAACTGGAATTATACTGCAGGAATGACTATCTACGCTAAAGTAGTTAGATCACTTAATTATGCTCTAGTAGCTGCTAATTTAACAATCACACAAAATAGTATTGTTACTAATGCACCGGCTACTATTAGAGTTTCTACTCAGGCACCTACTGGTGGTATCCCTCAAACATGGCAACCCGGACTAACTGCTGATACAGCTGATGAGTTTGAATTATCATCTACATCACCAATATTAGATATGGCTGAGCTTCGTGGCTCTATGTTTATCTATTGCCAAGACAGTATTTCAATGCTTACTATTGGTCAACAAACAGTAGTTAAGCCATACTCTAAAACATATGGTATTTTAAATACAGACTGTGTTACTGAATTTGATGGTAACCATTTTGTTGTAGATAATAATGATATTTATATTCACAATGGGTCAGGTAAAATTGAATCCATTGCTGAGGGTAAAGTTAAAAACTATTTCTTTGATAATTTAAATAAGAGTAATCTGAATATCGTTCATGTAGTTCATGATAAATACTATAAAGAAATTTGGATTAATTACCCTAAAGGTGTTTCTACTTATTGTAATGAAGCCTTAATATATAATTATAGTACTAATACCTGGACTGTAAGACAATTAACTAATATTACATATTCATTTGCTGGGCCAAACACTAATGGTGTAGCTTATCAGTATGCTAAATCAATTATTAATTTAACTACTAATACCTTTTATACTTTAAAAACAGATGATGTTTATACTATGTATAATGGTACTAATCTAGTAGATATTAATTGGAATGTAGGAAAGAAAAGATTAAATATAGGCGATACTAAAGGTAGCTTATTAATTAGTTCTTTGTATCCTATTTTTGATAATGTACCTAATGATTCTAATATAAATATCTATATTAAAGGCCAAAATAACTATACAGACATTGTTACATACACTGATGACGATAAGTTTGTATTTGAGCCTGATAACCAAAAAGCACAAGGTTACAAAGTAGATCCACGAGTTAATGGTCGTGTTATGAACTTTAATATTACAAGCAGTGGTTACGCAAGATTAGCAATGTATGATATCGATGTTAAACCTGCAGACAGGAGGTAAGTATGCTTATTCCACCATACACTGGTGATAGAGAGCTAGATGCTTTCTTGTTTGAAGTTTATTCAAACGTAGCTAATGTTCAGGACAGTTTAACAGCTAATACTGATACAGGTATTATTTCATCTACTGAAAATCCAAGTGAGATTCTAGGTTTTATTTATAAGTATCTCAGTGTTAAGTATGCCGATAATATGTCTGGTTTAAACTTATCGGACGTTCCAACTGGTAAACTATATTTTGGTGTGCTTAACACAGATCAAGTAGTTGAATCAGTAAATCCAGCAGACTATACTTGGATTCAAGTTGAAAATGGGTTTGGCTCTGATAAGTATTTATGGGTACTACTAACTGGTAACCGTAAGGCTGACTTCAGTGTTGGGGCGGAACCACCAGACGATAACTCTAATTGGAAGCTGGTACCTAATAGATCTATTAACTTAGATAACACAATAACAGAATATAAAAAATACCTTACAATTAGGTTTGCTGATGATACTGCTGGTAACGGTTTAAGTGAAACACCTACTAATAAACTGTTCTATGGTATTTATACTTCAGACGAGGAAGTAGCTTCTACTGTACAAACAGACTATGAGTGGTCACCATATAACTTTAGTACATCTATTGAAATGTATTATAGGGCTTTTGGTGGTAGGCAGATTGATATCAGTCCAGCACTAACTAAGCCTGTTAGCTTTTTAACATACACTAATGGTTCTTTTATTAACCTTGATATCCCTACATTTGCTGCGGTAAGTAGTTTAGGTGTATTAAATGAAGACCCATTATCTGTGGTATCACCAACCAGATACTTATTACTAAGATTCGCCGATAGTATTACTGGTAGTAACATTACGTTAGACCCTACAGGAAAATCTTTCTTTGGTTTACAAGCTACTGATGTAACGTTTTCTTCAGAAGATCCTGCAGCATACACTTGGTTTGCATTACCTTCAACACTTATTACTAGCATCAATTTATGGTATAGATCTATTGGTAACAATATCATTAGCTTTAGCTATACACTAGATTCACCAGACTCAACGGGTTGGTACAACGCTTCTACCCCAGGTAATGTACAAGATTATATTGACGTATACGCTCGATCAGGTTTAGTTGTAGCGGATATTACCTCACCAGCAGACGGTAAAGTTGCTTATACACAAGGTGTTAATGGTATTTATAATATCAGTTTAAATCCCTACGGTCAAGGGTCTAACACTGGTGGTTTTACTATTAATCCGTTAGAAACATCTGAAATTCAGATTGATGAGTTTGGACGTATTATTCAAGCAGGTGCATTGGACCAAGTAAGGTATAGCTTATTTGTATTTACAGCTACTGCTGGTCAGACTGTATTTAGTGTATCACAAGCACAACCTAATCAAATACTAGTGTTTAAGAATGGTGTACTATGTAAATATGGTACTGACTATACTAGAACAAGCACTAATATAACATTTACTACACCATGCGTACTAAACGATACTGTATCAGTTTACTATATTAGGCTTATTGATGCTGTAACCTCCTTAGACAAAGTACCATTTACTACAAGTTATATTAACCTAGTTAACGGTCAAACAGATATTCTTCATAGTGCTGTAGAAGGTTCTGAATTACTGTTTATTAATGGTGTATTAATTGTAGATACTGATTATACGTATCTAGGTAATAATACCGGCTATAAATTGAAATCCAGTGTATCTAACGGTGAAGCAACAGTTATTTCTTTTGTAAACAATAATGGTAATCAATTAATATTTGGTGAGAATTACGCAGAAACAACTTATGGCTCTTCATTGGTTAGCTTCCAAACACCATTCCAAAGGAACTCTTCATTAATTTGGTACAATGGTGTTAACCTAAAACCAACATCTGACTTCACAATCCCTGGAGCTAATGATTCTGCATATAGTGTTACATTATTAGGTAACTTAACTTATGGTAGTCAACCTTTACAATTTGCTTCATTTAAGTCTAGCGGTGCTGCTTCTTCAGGTGGTATTGGAGCTGATGCTGTTAAAGGTATGGATATCGAAATTGAAATTGAAAAGAAGCTCAGTATTAAAGATTTGATTATGGATCTCCAAAGTCAGGTTGATAGCTTAAAAGAAGAGCTTAGTTATCTAAAAGGAAATATATGACTCAAGCAATTAACTTAGCTAACTTGGCTAACAACGTAGATGCTTCCGGTAATCTCTCTCCCTCAGCGTTATCTGGTAGTGTGCCTGTAGCTAAAGGAGGTACAGGAGGCACTACTCAAGCTACTGCCCAATCAGGGTTAGATGTACCATCGAGATCAGGTGCTAATGCAACAGGTATTTGGGGTATTAGTATTACTGGTAACGCTGCTACAGCTACTTCAGCTACTTCAGCGTCATCTACACCATTACTCGCTAGTGGGAACTGGCGTGTAGAAGTTGTGGCTGATGAATTAGTTTTTAAATATAACAATACAATAGTAGCTAAAATCGGTACTGATGGTTCCGTAGTTAGCGCTGTATAAAGGAGGCCAATAATGGCAACAACTTTAAATTCTTCTGGGATTACGTTTCCAAATGGAACTACTCAAACTACTGCTGCTAGTGGCGCGCCTACTGACTTGTATGCAATTGGTACGTATGTAATAGCAATGGTTCCAGGTACAAACTATAGTGTAAACAATACACGTAGTGGGGCAGGATTATATGCATGCTCAGCTGCAACTGAGCTTTATAATAATGGTTATGGTGAAGCGTGGCCATCTGGATCGTTACATACCAATATAAACACAGGATCATGGCGTTGTGTTTCACCATCTTCAAATAATAAAGTTTGGGGGTATGACAACTTGTATCGCAGACAAGCTGGCTTATGGGTACGTTACGCTTAACTAAAGGACACAAATGTTAGCATATACTAATATACAAAACCCGCAATGGGTTGATAATGACAAAACAGCAATTAATTGCGAAGTAGATTTTGATGATATCGATGGTTTTACACCATTCACAGCTAATCCTAACGATACTGTTGAGCATGGTAGGAAAATTTATCAGGAGCTAATTGAAGGTAAATGGGGAGTAATTGCTGAATTTATCGATCCAAATACAAAAAACAATTCTAATTTCCCAACAGCACCATCTGGTAGTTTACCACTAGCACTATTTTAATAAGGACATATAATGAGCCAACCAATCGTACAAATTAATTGTGTATCTAATCTCTTCGCCCGTATGATGTATTTTGAGAAAACAGGTGATAAAGAACTAGGCCATACTCACGCTTTTGATCATTTAACCCTTTTAGCAAAGGGTAAACTTCGTGTATCAATTAATGGTCAAGACACTGAATTCCAAGCCCCTCAAATGATTTTTATTAAAGCAGAGCTTAATCATGAACTCACTGCGTTAACTGACGGAACAGTTGCTTATTGTATTCATGCGCTAAGGGAACCTTCTGGTGATATTATTGCACCTGAAAATGTACCTCAAGCAGAAGAACTTACCGCACTAGTAAATTCACTTGTTAACCCAACATGATACTTAACCTAAACTTAGAGATACCTGACTTCTCTAGTTTAGAAGAATTTGTAGAGTGGTATACCTCTAATGGCATGCCACTTTTACCCCCATCAAATAGAGAAGTATTTTTATCTGACGATGCTACAGCTACTTGTTTATTTCGTCATAAACAATACCAAGTAGAATTGTATTTAATACATCCCAACCCTATTATCCCTATACACGAGCATCCAGGTGTAGAAAATTTAGAGATACCTCAAGCATCTTGGTCTGATAAAATTGATTATAACCAAATACAACGTTCGGGTATGTCTCATGGTGTTGGGTTTAAAGAAAGAGCTAGCCATAATGGTTTTGCACTTTATTCCGCACAAAAATGGGATGATAATTTAGAATTATCAACCATTGGAGCTAGGTGGAAAGGCCACACTGCTGGACCTATGCACGAAACTTTGATTAAAAGATTTAACCCAGATTGTTTATGTTATCCTGGGTATGCAGATGTCACTACAACATCTAAACAAATAAATATTTATTAAATAGCATGATCATCCGTCAACTAACACACGAAGAAACAATTCAACATTGGGCTACTATATCTAGTTATCTAGAAGAAGTACTCAAGCATGGACAAGGAGAATCAACACTAACGGATTATCTTAGAAAGATTCTTAATAACTATGCTCATTGTTGGGCTGTCATTGAGGACGGTCAGATTCTCGTTGTTGGTTTGACTGAGTTCTTACAATACGCTCAACATAAAACACTTCATATTATTGCTTTTAGTGGTAGTAACTTTGAAGAACAATCTAAAGTCTTTCCAACCGTAGAGCAGTTTGCTCGGGACACAGGTTGCGCTAGGATTGAAATGTGGGGTCGTAAAGGTTGGCTTAAACAGCTACCAAGATATATTCCCGGTTGGGAAGAAGCCTACACTGTAATGAGTAAAAGTTTATTATGAAACACTATGTATATCTACATTACAAACCTGATGGCTCTCCGTTTTATGTAGGGAAAGGTGTAGGTAAAAGAGCTTATACTAAATACGGTCGTAATAACTACTGGAAAGCTGTAGTAAATAAATACGGATACTACGTAGAAATACTAGATTATTTTCATACAGAAACAGAAGCCCATAATAGAGAAATGGCTCTAATTTCTACTTTAAAATCTTCAGGTTTTAAACTATGTAACATGACGAATGGTGGTGAAGGAACCTCTGGTCGTGTTTATACTGAAGAAACAAAACAAAAGATAGGTATTAAATCTAAAGGTAGAATCCATAATAAAGGATTTAATAATCCCAGTAATAAATTATCTAAAGAAAACATAATTGATATAGATAACAAAATAAAACTAGGAATACCTTCAATTGATATCGCAAAAGAATACGGTATAGCAGATACAACCGTTGCCAAAATTAAGTATAGGCAAAAACAATTGTATCGGGATATATTAACCTGAAGGATTTAGAATGAAATATACAAAAAGAAATATCACTAAACATTATGGTGGAGGTGGTGGTACTCAAACTGTTGAGACTATTCCTGAGTGGGCAAAGCCTGCTATTCAAAAAGTACAAGGTGAAGCTGCTTCCAAGTATGAGTCTGGTGCTTTAGGTAAAGTAGCTGGTGCTACTGAGAACCAACAAACAGCCTTTGATATGGGTAAAACCATTAGTGCTACTGGTGAACAAGGTCTTGGTGCATTATCAGATCAACAAGCTCGTCTAGCTGAAATGGCTAAGACAGGTGGTGCTGCTGAACTACAAGATGCCCTTAAGCTAGACGTAGGTATGTCTTCAGCTAACCTTGGTAATCAGTTTGGTTCATCTGGTGTATTAGGTTCTGCAAGACATGCACTAGCAGATAGTTCTGCTGAAGCAGCTGCTAAAGCTAAGTATGCTCAACAAGTTATTGCTAACAAGTCTGCTGCAGAACAAGCTCTTGGTACTTCTGTTGGTCAGTCTACATCTACTGCTGGTACTACAGCTTCTAACTTAGCTAAACTAGGTTCTGAAGAAAGAGCTATTGACCAACAAATTGCTGATAAGGATTGGCAAGCACTACAACGTTATGCTAGCACTGTATACGGTAATCCAGCAAGACAACAAGCAGTGTCTGGAGGTAAGTAATGTACAATCAAGATCCTTGGTCATGGGTTGATCAACAGAAACCTACAGCACCTATGGTAAATACTATTGCCCCATTAGCTGCTTCTCAAGAACAAGCTCCCGGTGCTGTTAATGCACAAGACCCTACTATGCAACAATTACAAGCTATGGGTACCGGTAAACTTATTGAAGGTACTGCTAGCGGTATTAGTACTGGTATTAAAGCTGGTATGGGTGCTGCTAACGCTGCTGCAACTACTGTACCTACAGCTGCTGAGTTAGGTGGCTCGTTTGCTACTCAAATGGCAGCTGCTGGTGTACCCGGTACGGCTGTTGCTGGTGCTGCTCCATTAGCTGCTGGTACTGCTGCAAGTACTGCAGGAACCGCTGCAACTACGGGTCTAGCTGCGGGTGGTGAAGCTGCCTTAGCCGCTATGGGTCCAATTGGTTGGGCAGTAGGCGCAGGTTTACTAGCACATAAACTAGGAATTTTCTAAGGAGATACTATGGGACCGCTATCAGCGAAACAACATAGAGAATATATTAAGCTTGATGCTGAAGAACAACGTAAGAACGCTGCATTCACTCAAGAACAACAACGTAAAGAACAGCTACATCAACTAAAGCTTCAGGAAGCTGCTGCTAAAGCGTCCCAAGGTATCGCTCATAAAGAAGACACTCATGCGATGAAATTAGCTGAGGGTACTGCTAAAGTACCTCGTATCAACAGACAAAAGCTTGGGCTACCTTCAATGAATCCATTAGCGGGTGCTGAAGTACTAGGCCAAGGTCAGAAACGTTTACCCGGTATGGTTCCTATGGGTACTGATACAGTTCCCGCTATGCTTACTCCCGGTGAAGCTGTTATCCCTGCACCAGCTGCTCAGAACCCTAAGAATAAGAAAGCGATCAGACGTATGGTTAAAGAAGGTCGTAAGAAGAATGCACAGGGTTTTTCGGATGGTACTACTGGGGTACAGTATTACAATAATGGGGTTACTGGTGTACCATTTTTAATTGGTGCAGATACAAATCAAGAATTATACAATAAAGGTTTGATGTCTGCTTCTGCTTTTGCAGCTGAAGAAGCTAATCGTAAAGCTATGGGTGTACCACAATTACAACCAACATTATTAAGTACGATCACTGCAGAAAATCCAGTACCAGTACCTAATATTGGTAGACGTTATGGTACAGTGGCAGATGTTTACGCAGGTAATGACCGTACACCTACACCTGTTCAACCTGTACCCGCCCCTATTGGCACACAAACTAATTATTCTCAATCAAGTAGCGCATTTTCACCTGAAGAACTACAAGCTCAAAGAGTTACTGAATCAGGTAACCGTATGAAAGATAGCCAAGGTAGGTATATTGTATCACCCACTGGTGCTATGGGTATTGCACAATTAATTCCATCAACTGCTTACAATCCAGGTTTTGGTGTTAAACCCTTAGTCGGCGAAGAAATCTATGATGAAAACAAACAGATTAGATTTCAAAATGATTATATGGACGCTATGAATAAGCGTTATGGTGGTGATAAAGATAAAGCATTTACCGCCTATAACGCAGGTCCAGGAGCAGTAGATAAGGCTATTGCTGCTGCTACTAAAGCTGGTGATGCTTCCAAATGGAAAGATTATTTGCCCTCTACTGAAGCTAAAGAATACTACGGTAAAGTAATGTCTAATATGGGTGGTCGTGGTGTAGTTAACCCTGAGGTTCCTGCAATGACGGGTTCTCCATCAAACATGCCAGAACAACCTGTTGTTGGTAAGACTGAAGATATTCCAAGACAGCTTGATTTAGCAGAGACAGGCACTATTGTTGCCGAACAAGATCAACATCAAGAAGACATGAATGCACTTGATAGGAAGATTGCTGACTTAAGTAAAGAGTATCAGTACGATATCTCCGATCTAAGTGAATCTGCTAAAAAGATGGACGCATCACCTGAAGAAAAGCAGTCTTGGTTAGCTAATGCTATTTCCTCATTATATAATGAGAAAGGTACTGGTTTATTTAATGATCAAGAACTAATGCGTTTTGCTTTAGTAGCTGCTGGTGGTATGCTTACTGGTGGCTCGACTGGTGGATCATTAAGATATGCAGCTAGAGATGTACTACAATCAGCTGATCGTAGAGCACTTGAAGAAAGAAAACTAAAATACGAAGAGCGTGTAGCACAACGCGCTGAAGATAAGGCATTAGAAAAAGCTTTAATTGACGAGGGTCGTGATCCTGTTGAGGTTCGTAAGTGGATTAAAGAAGGCCAAAAAGGTAGCGCCCCTGCTGTTAGATTATCTAAAATTAAGACTGGCCAAAGCAGTTTAAGTACAGTAACTACACCAATTAAGATTGGTAATACTGTATTAAAACCCGGTGATCCTATTTATGTTTACTCTGTTACTGAACAGTATGGTAAACGTAAAGGTGAAACAACTCAAATAGCTCGTATTAACGGTAAAGATTATTCAATGGATACTCTAAGCCAGAATAATGTATTGTTAACTGGTTGGAACGAAAGTACTCATGGTGATTCAGCTAAACTAAAACGTAATATTGACTACGCAGATAAGCTATCTGATACCGTAGATGAAGTATTATCTGGTAATTTAGGTGCTGCAACTGGTAAGAATGGTGCCCCAAATCCAAATAGACAAGGTGTACCTTCTAAATCAGTTGTTGCTGCTCAAATTGAAAGCTTCTACCGCAATAAGATTGATATGGATGATCCAACCAATCGTAATGAACTCAAGAAGATTGCTGGTATTGCTGCTAAACAAATGGCTGAAGACGCTAAAAACGGTATTAATACCTCTAATGATATTACACCATATCTAAACGCAGCCGATATTAAAGTCAGAGCAAAATTAGATGATAGTTTAACTCAATTACCTAACGGTAAACAGATGTCAGCTTCTAGTGTTTCCGCTTTAAGAGATGCAGCTAACATTTATATTAACAAAAATAAAGTTAAGACATCACCTGATAGTGAAATTGAAAGACTAGCTACTGTTTGGAAAACTAACCCTAATAATATTCAAAATAGGTATAAGGCATCAGATACTAATACAGCATTTGCGTTATTTGTTTTAGATGCTTTAAAGAAATAAATAAGAGGTAACATGGATAGACTTAAAGAAATACTTATTGGTATGGGAATAGACGAAAAGTCTATCCCTGAACCCTCTATTATTGATACTGGTACGGATACTATCAGAGAAAAAGACGCTGATACGTTTGCCACACAACAAGGTGACATTCGTATTGGCGGTATCAATACCCGAGAAACAGCTAAGTTTTTACCCGGCAATATTAAGGGTTCGCAAGCAGGAGCTGATATCCAATCACGGCTAATAGCTGATATGGTTAAAAACGAGGGCTTCAATCAACCTATTCTTACAGGTAAGAAAGATCCATTCAATCGAGAACTTGGTGACTTACTTTCAGGTGGTAAAAGTCTTGCCAACGAAGCTCTTTATAGAGGATATACGGATCTATACAAAGAAAGTACAGATACTCAGCGTTTAAATGAAGCTTATGGTAAACTAGATCGTAGAGAGCGTGAGCGTAATCTAAACCTAACTAAAGCAGACGAGCTATACTATGGTTTAATTGGGGAAATGTACCCTAATGAACGGGTATTTGCTAAGATGTATGCCCCAACTGCTAAGGCTTTTAACCAAGCAGATTTTGATTATTTTGTTGGTCCAGCTGTACAAAGACCTGATGAAGATGAGAGGGGATATACCAAAGGCACTATTAGTACTGGTTTAAATATTGGTTATCAAACAGCTAAACAAGGCTTATTTGGAACTTTGGAAATGATTGGTGATACTACTGGTTCACAGTGGTTAAAAGATATTGGAACATCTAATGTAAGACGATTACAGGATGACCTAGAACAATTACCTTATCTCCAAAATCCAGAAGCATTTGACGAAAATGGTGATTGGAAACTAGATACAATAGGTAAGACTGCTAACTTCCTATTAGGGCAAGCAGCAGTATCTGCTCCCCAAATGCTTGCCACTGTTGTTTCAACATTAGCTGCGCCTGCTACTGGTGGTTTAACAATGTCACTACCAGCAGGTATCTATATTGGCCAAACTTGGAATGGTCAAGATAAGAATAATAAAAACGCATTAGCAGCTACAATCTCTGGTTTAACTCAAACAGCGTTAGACAGCTTAAGCTTAGGTTTTATGTTTAAAGGTGGTATGGATATCACTAAAGCATCTACACAAGCCCTTGTTAAAGCTGAATTAGCCAAAAAAGGTATTGTAGGAGCAGCAGCAGACGAAGCTATTAAGAACAGTTTAAAGTCAGCTACTAAAGAAGTGGGCGAAGCGTTAAGAATAGCTACAATTAGATCCACTATGGGTCCCAAAGCTATTGCTAAAGCAACAGTAACTGGTACAGCTACTGAAGGTATTACAGAAGGTCTACAAGAATTTGCTGGTTACCTCGGTGAGGAAGTAACTTTATCTTTACCTAAAACACAAGAAGAGCAAATCAAACTAAAGAACAGAGTTCTGAATGCAGCTGTTGGTGGTGGCTTACTTGGTGGTGTTATGAGTGGTTCTTCAACTGCTATAGCCACTGCTACTAATAGAATCTCTCCAACTGAAGTATCTAGTGATGCAGAGTTTAGAGCTAAAATGCAAAGAGAAACAGGTACTACAGATGTCCCTTCTGCTATGGAGATTCAAGCTGAGGCAAATAAGTCCTTAGATGAAGTACCATCTATAAATAAGCAAGCTGAAATGGAAGAATCTAAACGTAGAACCGAAGGCGTATTTGCTAAGACAGGTTCTTGGTGGATGGATAAGGGTTTACGTTCTACATATGGTAAGTATAGTGGCACTATCATGAAGGGCAAAGAACATGTTGATAAATACATGGCAGCTCTTTCAACCTTACTTGGTTATGGTAGGCCAGTTAACGGCAGATCTATTGACGAACACCAAGCCTTATTAGCAGCAAATGTATTTAGTAATTTTGGTACTAAAGAAGAAATGCTAGGTAATTTTGCTGGATTAAATGAAGTACAAATTAACAACTTATTTAATGACCCTAAAGTTGTTGAGTCAATGGAACGTATTTCTGCCAATCTGAATCTCTATCAAGACCAAACAGCTGAGCAAATTGCTGAAGGGCTAGGTGTTGATTTTGGTAGGTATAACGATCAAAAGTCTGCCTTAGTTAAGTATGCAGGTAAGATTAATAAATTAATTAAGAGCTACAATAGTGCTACTGGTGAAAACCTAACCTTTAAATCATTCATGGAGCAATCTCCTATTGATAAAACAGCTGTAACAAGACATTACAAAGAGTTTATTAAGGATTTAGAATTAGGTTTGGGTGTTAGCTCAGCTGAAGCAAACCAGATTGTAGATTCATTACTTAACAATAGGGATAATAGTAGTATTGATGATGTGTTTGATAGTGATATCAATCCATTTCTAGATCTTGGTCCAGGGTTAAAAGATTACGATACTCTTAAAAGTAAACTAAACGATCCAGAAAATAAAGCAAGATTCGCTAAGTACTTATCTAACGATGTACTAAACAATGCGTATTCAATGGCTGGTAGAGCCGCTGCAATTAATACAAACAGTAATCTTATTGGTAAAGATGGGGTTAAATTAGCTAGCTTGGTACAAGCCTCTATAAACGCAGGTAGTATTACGCCTGAAGAAGCTTCATTTATGGCTAAAGAAATTAAAGATTATTTAGCTATGCGTAGCGGTAAATACCACCCTATTACTAACCCATATGCTAAAGGTGGCCTTGCTACATTAAACTTCCTATCAACTATTATGTCTTTACCATTAGCAGCTATTAGCTCTACAGTAGAGTTTGCTCAAGTATTTAGGAACTTAAACAAAGCTCAATCTATTAAAGCTATGCATCACTTAGTTAAGGTATCAGGTAAAGAGATGGGTGCTTATCTAAAAGATATTGGTCATAGTGTTACTGACAAAGTACAACTAAGAGATGTTGCACATAGATCTACCTTATCTAGAGCTGGTTATTTAAAAGAAGGTAATACCGCACATCGTATTGATGTTATGTCTAGTTACTTTCAAAACTGGACAGAAGGTTTCTTTAAACTTACTGGATTAACATCCGTCACTACTATTACTAGATATGCTAGATTCGCTATTGCTACAGATGCGATTAATAATTGGTTGAATACAGTTATTAACCTTGAAGGTAAATACACGGATCAACAGGTTAACGATGCTACTGACCATCTAATTAGAATTGGTATTGATGTTGGTTTTATGACATCTTTAGATAGGAATAATGAGTACAATCAAAGTAAGTTTAATAGTAATATGCAGCTAGGCGTTTACAACTTTGTTAATGAAGCTGTAGTTATGCCTACCCAACTTAATAGACCAAAGTTCTATAGTGATCCTTATCTAAGTTTATTTACTCAGTTCCAAGGTTATACTTCAGCTTTTACAGCTAATATCTTACCAAGACTTATTGGCGACCTAGGTAAAGCTGGATCAGCCGACCAAAAGAATGCTGCAGCTACTATTGCTATGATGTTTGCCTTATCAGTACTAGCTATTTACTTAAAAGATTTAATTAAGTATGGTGAGTCACCACCAGAATGGATGAAGAGCGAGAAACAATTCCAAAGAATTATTGGTCAAATGGGTGTTCTAGGTACTGGTCAACGTATTTGGGATTCTATTGATCCACTAATTCCACAGAGCGATCGTAACAGAGGTATTGTTGCTCAAGCTATAAAGAACGTTGTTGATCAATCACCACAATTGTCTTTAATTAATAAAGTAGATAATGTTTTGTCGGCTCCTGAAGGTAAGCGTATCGAAAAAGGTGCAAGGCTGTTGCCTATTGTAGGGACATCTCCCGCCTTTGCAAAGTATTTACAGAAAGAACTCGGAGATTAATTTATGAGTAAATTCATTAGCGTACCTCAAATACCACAAGGTATTGGTGGTAATTTTCTTGAAGACCAATTAAAGGCACAGGCACAAGAAGTACCTGCAATTCAAACGGCAACTCCACAAGAGATGGGCGAAAGCCCTTCTCCTATGGAAGTTCCAGCTCCAACTTATACAGGTATGACAGCTGATGAAAGCGCTCCTGATGATTACTACGGTAAAGAGGATCAATTATTCAGAGATGATTACCTGGATAAGTTTGGTGTTGATAACTATGGCGATCTATTCCAAGACGAAGGTGCTGGTGCAGGCCGTCCTTTCCTAGACAAGTCAGGTGAAGTAATACCTAGTGATCAGGTAATGGCGTTACGTGAACAAGAGGTAAGAGAGCAGCAACAAAGGGCAATGTCGCTTGCCGAGCTAACTCGATTTAGAACCAAAGAAGATTTAATCAATACCTTAGGTGATAGTGTTCTTAAACCTACTGTAGCTGCTGCACCTGTTCGAGCATCAAAAGATCTGGGTCTTGCATTAATTAACCAGACAATTAAAAATACAGCTGGTGAGGAGGTTAATGGTTTATCTAGATTAGCTGACGCTTACGGTGTTACTACACGTACTGCTGCTAACATGGGTACATTGGCTATGACTACATTACTACCTCTAGCAGTTGGTAATGCTCGTAAAATGAAGCCTCGAAGTACAGAAGAAGGCGCACAAGCAGTTGACTATGATGTATTTGATGATAACTCTGACTCTTTTGCTGCAATTAACTCAATGCTTGCAGGTGATGAAGAAGGCCCAGTTAATCTACAGCACGTAGGTGGTATGCTAACTCGTGAATCTTTTGAGACGGCTACTGGTCGTATGGCTAATATCTTCCGTAAATCCCGTAATGCAACTGATGCACAAGGTAGACCTATTAATCAGGAAACTGCTCAACAAGCACGTATCTCTAATACTGAAGCCGGTGCTGCTTATACTCAATCAATGATTGACGCAGGTTACTTAGAAGAGCACGTTATTAATGGCGTACCAGTTGTTACTGATACTAAGAAAGGTTTAGAGTACTATATTGCTACTCGTGAGCTTGAACATTCAGTTACAGGTAAGTTAGCGGCCCGTTCACAAAAGGTACCTGTATCAGACACTGGTGAAACTATTGGTGCTTCTCGTGTAATGCGCCCAGGTGATATGAAGAAACCCGGTTACCAACCATTAACTCAAGTTGATGAAGGTAAACGTATCTTCGGTAGTATTGGTAAACTATCCTCACCTATCAAAGGTTTCCACGCACTTAACTTGTTTAAGATGCTACTCGATCAGTTGAATAATAATGGTGTACCTACAGAAGGTAACATTGATGTATTTGGCTTCTTTAAAATTGCACAAGAAGATCTTGATGATGCACGCTTACCTGATGATGATCCAAGTAAAAAGAATACACTCAAGAATAAGCTTAACTTACTTGCAAGTGAATTCTTTGAGCAGGGTAAACACATGGCTGATGGCACACCTAACTTCACTAAGTACCGTGATGACTATTCAACCCATCGTCAATACCAAGACTCCCAAGATTTTAATGAGCAGCGTAATAAGCTAACTCGCGCTTTAATGGTATATACCTCTAAACCTTCTGTGTTTAGCGGGTCAAGCTACCATAAGAATGGTGTTAGTGCAGATGATGCTAAGAAATTCTGGAACGATATCGGTAGAAAAGCCAGAGATCGAGATTTTAAACTTTCAAATAATGAGCGTGAGTTATCGTTTTTAGCGTTAGTAGGTCGTATTTTAGATGTGAGTAGTTATGCAGGTGTGGGTATTAAGACTGAAAACATGCCTATTCCTGACATGATGAGACTTATTACACCAACATTCTTAGTTAATGCAGCTAATATTGGTAGACAACTACGCTCACTAGTTCCTTCATCTACAAAAGATATTGTCAATGAAGTACTAAGCGTTGCTCAAGGAGTTGACAATAAGTTTAACCGTGGTATTAAACAAATTCCTGGTGATGCCAAGTATATTAAACCTATTTATAATGGGCAAATGACTGAGGCACAACAAAATGCAATGTTGACTTGGTTAAATACTTCTGACAGAGATGACTATGGTTATAAACTACAGGCATACCTAGATGTTGCTAACTACATGGACTCAAAAGAAAGTGGTAAACCCTTTATTCCACGTTCAACAGTAGCTATTGATATGAACTCTGCTGGTCGTACCTTCTTAGCAATGGATGTTGGTAAGGAAGAAATCTTAACTAGGGTAGGTTTAATTTGGGATCACTTCACAGATAAAGAATTCCAAGACGTTACTGGCGGTCAAGACCCTCGTGCTTACTTTACAGAAGTAGCTGTTAAAGAAGGTGTAGAAGCTGCGTTCGGCTCCTCTGATCATGAAAAAATTACTGCATGGAAAAATGCTTTTGCTAGGTTTGAAGGTAATAAAGCATTCAATAAAGACTTCGGTAAGAAAGTACTATTGACTACTGACTACGGTAAGGCTATGATGTATCACCATGAGGAAGCTATCGCCTTTCTAAATAGCCATCCTTCATTTAAAGAAGAAATGTTAGAGTACTATCAAGGTGACTTTAACAAATTAGTAGAACAACTAAATGAGATTTACTTTGCTACTTTAAATAAAGCAAGTGATTCTTGGCAATACGCTTTACCGAAACAAATTGTAAAACTATTACAAATGTTTGGTCGTGTACCTGCCCCTGTTGGTTACTATAATGAGAAAATCAGTATTGGTAAATCAGGTCAGATTGATACTGGCGAAGAAGTCACTATTAAAGGTAGAAAAGGTGAAGTTACCCGTAGGCTTAAGAAGCATGTTGATCTTGATCCTGAAGCTAAAGCTAAGAATAAAAACCTAAAAGATTATGAAGGTAATCATATGCAGGCACCTGGTCCAGGTACTGCTGCCATCAACGGTATCGGTCCTGTAATGGGTCAGTATCGAGAATCTTTAGTGATACTGGAAACAGCTAGGTATTTAAACAGCGACAAGCAACCTGCTGATATGCTTAATCTTTCACCTGTATTCGATAACTTTATTCTAGATACTGATAGCTATTTAATGACTATGTATGTAGCAAATAATATTGTTGTTCCTAAAATTATGGAATGGAATATGGCTCAAAACTTTGAGAAAGATTTCCATTTACAATTAGCTGAGATCGATGCCGAGCTTAAGAAGGCAGGTAACACTATTGTTATTAATGATAAGTCACCTTATAAAGGTATCTTTACAGTACTAGACCGTGAGTATGGTTACATAAAAGATACTAAGGATTCAGAACTATCTGATTCAGAAAGACTCTTTAAGAATCAATTATTAGATCCACGATCTGGTTATATCCCTAAAGAATCCAGACCTGATAATGTACTTCTAACTCGAGATCAGATGATGAAGCTTTATGCTATTACAGCTAAGAAATTTAGAGTAATGGAAAACATGAAGAAATGGACTAAAGATTTAGACCATAGAAGAGCTGATGCTCAACAGAAAATTAAGAATAGAGCTAGACGAGGTGAGATTTACTTCTTTACCTAATCAAATAAAAAACCCTACTAGGAATTAATCCTGGTAGGGTTATTTTTTTTTTT